CACATTAGTTCCTTGAGTGTAAAAGAAAATATCTTGTGCTCCTACATTTAAAGGATAGACAGTTACTACTATTCTATCTGTTGCATCAAGTGATGTAGCTGGGAAAGTTAAAGAGGTAGAATATAATGTCTTACTAAGTGAAGTTAATACAGTAGTAGAACTTGTTGCTATTGTTGTAAATGTAGTTCCGTTATATTTAGAAACCACAAAGTAAAAAGCTGGTGAATAAGTTAAACTAAAAGTAACTGAAACATAAGAACTAAAAGTCCAAGTTCCAGCAGGGATAGAAGTCATATTAGGTTTATTCACATCTGTAATAAATCTAGCTATAACATTGTCTCCTGTTGCAGTAAAGTCAACACTAGCTCCTACATTTTCAGTAGAACTAAATTGATAGTAAGAATTACCACCTATTGTGCCTTTTGACACACCACCATTAAAATAGAATTGTCCATTGGGATTTTGCCAATAGAGAATCATATTATTACCTTGTACTTTATCTGCCATATTGCAAAGTTAAACTATATTAATATTAAATTGTGCTAACCAGAACGGACCTAGTTGACCTGTATCTGTAATGTAATTTGGAATGATAAATGCCGTTATTTCAGCAACGCTAACCTCAATTAATTGAACCGAATTTAATTCGTTTACATAAGCATTTTGGCTTACTCTATTCATTATGAATTTCTTACCAGTATAAGACAAGTTCCCTGTAACTGTGTCCGTTGTAGTAAAAACCTTATCTAAATAAACAAATCCTCCACCGCTTATATGTTCTCCTAAATCACACTCAACAGTTGCTACATTCTTATTTACATTCCTAATATTTTGATAAGTCATAAATACAACTAAATCTATTGCTCCTAAAGGAGTACCACTAGGGCAAGATGAATACCAATTCTCTAAGAATGTACCATCTGAAGCACATAATACTCCTTTATTAGATGAATAATTATAAGTAGTAGGATAGTTATTCCCATAGGGTTGCTCAAATACTTTTAAAGTAGATTGTATTGTATTATCAGCCACAAAGTTTGCCTCAATAAACTTAACTTCACTATCTCCTCTTTGTATAATAAAGTTTTGAACTAAAGATGCTTGACCTGATGCATCACATATAATCTTAAACTTTAAATAACCAAAAATTGCAACACTTGATACAATATATGGTGGAATGTCTCTAGTAAATGTTGTAGAATTTTCAGATGGGTCTATTGTAATATTTTGTAAAGTAGTTTGCCATTGCCCATTAGTATCTAAATATCTAAGTCCTCCTGATGTATTAAGTGTAATTTGCAATTTAGCACCTGTTGAAGTTATATGTTCAAAACTTAACTTAAAAGGAACTTCGCCTATATAAGGAAGGAAATAATTAGGAGCAGCTAAATTACCATTCTCAATACTAGCTAAACCACTTGTATTTCTTACTAAAGAAACTGCATCAAATTGACCTGCCGTATCTGGTACTATTGTTGCAGTTGAATCTCCTGTCGCACCTAAAATAAACCCAGTTGCAGTATTAGTTGGGAAAGCATTTAGCTTTAAGTCTGCATTGTCGCAATAGTTTAAAGCTGATTCATAAGCACCTCTCCCTTGTATATTATAAAATCCTTTCTTTAATAGCTTTATTTGACTATTATTTATAAAATGCACATTCCCATCTGCATAAGGAACTACGTTAACTGTATTACTTAAAACACCACTACTTGTTATTGTAGGAGTAGCTAGAATATTATATTTAGTAAAATAATTTGTAGTAGCTGCCATCTCATTCATAGAAAATATACACCAGTCTCCATTAGCTTGAAACATTCTACAATTAAATGAGGTCATTATTTTGCCAATAATATCATAATAAGACTCACCCATAAAATCCCTTCTATACTGATAGATTTGGCTAAATGGCTCGTTACTTACGCCATCTTGTCTATCAAGCATACCACCTGCAAAATATGAACAAGCAACAACTAAATTTAATACATCTGGATAAGCTAATAATTTTAAGCCATCACTAATTACATTTAATTGAGTGTCTAATTGATTGATACTATCATCTCTTACATATTCAATATTTTGTATAAATGAAATTCCATCAATGCAAGTAAAGTCAGCTTGAGTTATGCCTGTTGAAAAACCCATTTGAGTATAATCATTAAACATATAACCTCTCCACATTACGTTTGTACTTTCTTTAAGTATTACATAATACTTCCTATCATCTTGACTAAGTACATCAGGAAATTGGTCGTAATCATCTTGTGTTTCTAATAATATAGAAAAGTTAACCTGAGTAGATATTATTGTAGGGTAAGGATATTCCTCGTTTGAGTTAGGTTGTACTATTATTGATACTGGCTGATAGGTTTTAACTACTCCAGCAACATAATCTCTCTCATAAATCTCAAGTACTTGGTTATTACCATTCCTTAAAATTTGAGTTATTGTATATCTTAATCCGTAAGCCATTATCCTAAACTGATTGATTGTCCTTTAATTCTTGATGCCTTTTGACTTCTATTTACTGAAAGTAATAAGTCTTGCCCTCTTAATACAAATTGACCACCATTATTAGAATTACCACTATTTGCACCACTTGAAAAAGCATTACCTAATAAATTATCTAATTTTGATAATGGCATAACTGCTTCACTTTCTCCACCCTCACCAACCATTGCAAATGTAGGTTTGCTTACTATACCACCTTCAGCCATTGGAGTAAATCCTAATAACTTACCTAATCCTCCAAGCAATCCTCCTGTTAAACCATTAGTTGTTCCAGCTGCACCACCCATTCCTAAAGCAGTCATAATTGCTTTAAATATTAAAGCCTGTACCACCATTTGTGCAAGTTGAAAAACCATATCTTTAAATACATTTAAAATTGATTCCCCTATGTTATCACCACTTTGCAATGCTTGAAATACATTTCCAAGACCTTCTGCAAGAAATCTAGAAGTTACTTCAGCCTCATTTAATAAATAATTAAATTTAGCTTGTTCAGTAGCTGCTAGTCCTACAGCTTGTGCTTGTAAAATTGCTTGTGATGGTCCTTGAGTTATAGGTGTTTGTGGGGCTAATGGGGCTGCTGGTAAAGCATTTCTTTCTTGTGGAATAAATGTTCCAACTTGTTCAGGAGTTAATTTCTTAAACTCTTTATAGTTCTTAGTTACATTAAGAATAGTTTTGTCTAAATCTTTTGCTCCATTAGTAACTGTATTAAATGGATTTACTGCAGCACCTTTAATTGTTTCAATTAATGATGTGTTTAAATCTTGTATTGAATTATTAAGATTAACCGCTTCACTTGCAGCACCAATATATGCGTTTTTAGCTGAGTTTATTGTCGATGCTTGTGTTACTGAAGCATCAACATAACCATTAGTCATATTCTTAGACCTCTCAATAGTCTTGTTATACTCTTCTGCTGCTGCTATTGCTTTTTTATTAGCATCTGCTAATTTAATTGTTTTATCAGCAATCTCATCTACATATCTTGAAGTAATAGCTTGAGCAACTAAAGCCTGTGTATATAAAACTACTGCTGCTCTTGCTTGATCTGTTGTTGTAATTGTTGATGCATAGGCTTTATTTACTTTACCTAATTCATCAATAACAAACTTTAAAGCATTTGCTCTTTTATCATCTGCTATTGTAGCATCATCTGCTATACTTATGTATGCTTGTAATTTTATTCCACTTTCACTTGCACTTGCTCTTGCCTTATTTAAACTTTCTGCAAACTTATCTTGTGCTTCACTAGCTTCATCCGTACCATTAATAAACTTTGCTATTTTAGGACCAAATGCGACTATTAAAGATGAAACGACACCTAATGCAAGACCAATACCTGCTGGTCCCATTAAGCCCTTTGCCATCTCCTTTAAAGCACTACCTGCCGTTCCAGTTGTCTCTTTTAACCTTTGGAATGATTCTAATAAAGGGTTTAAGTTATTTGCAATACCAATAAAACCATAAGGAGCATCTTGAGCAACCCTAGAAACATTGACCAATGCTTGTGTAGCTTGATTACTTGCTGGTGTTACTTTCTTAAAAGCAGCACCTAGTTGAGTTGTGGCAGTAACAGTTTCCTGTATATTTTGAACGGCTTGTTTATTGTCAGCCGTTATCGTAATTTTTAATGTTTCTTGTGCCATTTTATTATTTTACTCCGTACAACTTTAATGTCCTTGCTAGTTGTTCTTGCGTTAGTTTTGGCTTTTCCTCTTCTACTTCATCACTAGGCAAAGGGAAAAAGGACTTTATACTTTTCGGATTTTTATCCGTTGAATTAGACCTATAAATCATATAAGCTAAAGTTCTTGTCCTTTCCCACTCCTTTATCTGCTGATTCTCATAAGCCTTTTTATATAATAAAAATTCCCGCCAAGTAAGTTGCCAAAACTCATTAATTGTCAAGCCAACTTCTATTGCGAGAATAATTATTGAATCCCAGCTATAAATTCCTATTTTTTTTTTCCTTTCTCTTTTGTTACTTCGGCAGTTTCTTTTGTTTCAGGAACCATTGATGTCTGCATAAATTTAATAAACTCTATTAGCTGACCATCTTTTGCAGATAATCCACCCACTTCATCTATCCAGTCGCAAACGATTACATCGTTAAACTCAATTGGTTGATTTAGTGTTTTGCATCCACTTTCGGCAGATGCTTGGATTATATGCACTATCGTTCCTAATTCAAAAGCACCAC